CAGTACCCATTTATGAGTTTGAGTTCCATCAAGAGTCCCTGTAAAACCAAATCTGTATTTTGCATCTGAAAGTTTTGACATTATAGATATTAATGATTTAGATTTAAACTGGTGCGCTTCATCCCCAACAACAACATTAAATCTAGAAAAATATTTTCGGGGGAGTTTATAAATCGACTGCCAGGTAGTGATAATAACTTGAGAGTTCGTTTCTCTTTCTCTACCAGCGTAAATTTTATGGCAATATGAACCTACATCCCAACCATAGTCTGCAAAATCTTTATACATTTGCTCTACAAGCGAAGTCGTTGGAACGACTATCAGAATATTTCGTTGCTTCTCAACGTGATATCTCACAATCGAATATATCATCAGAGACTTTCCAGAGGCAGTTGGGGATATCAGCAACCTTCTATTATGTTTTAATGCGTCGTAAACACCTTCTATTTGGTACTCACGTGGAGCGTACTTGCTAATCGCAGTCATATAATCTTTCACACCTTCTTTTGAAATATGATCATTTGTTTCAAAAGGAAGACCATAAAACTTATTATCTACAAATTCATATGTGTATCCATGGTTATCACAAAACTGTGTAACCTTATCTAATAACCCAACGTATATTTCTCCTGTCTGGGTATTGAATAGACGAATTTTTCCATCCCAGTATTTACTTCGATACTGGGGCATAAATTTTGCGCCTGGTACTTCAAAGGTAAATTGGTCTGCTAACTCGTAGTAGACATGTGGTTCCGCTTTTACCTGAAGAAAGACTTCATTCTTTTTTGAAATAATCAAATGAGACATGATTCATAAGCATCACCTATGAATATTTATTCTCCTACTTGAAACTTATATTCTAAGATCATTCTATAAAAAAAATCTTTCATTTGTTCTGTTCTTAATTTATCATATTCATCACCAAAAGTACCTTTTTCCTCATGGCACTGCAATGCTTTATAAATTTGGTGACAATCTCTAATATCTAATTCCATCTGAATATATGGAACATCTTCCATTTCATTATAATCGCTTTCGTAATCGTAATCGCTCATAGTTCTCTAAAGTTATAGTCCATAATCATTCTAAAAAGAGAATTACGCAAATACCAAAGATGCTCTTGTTCTGTAGCAGGTCTTCTAGGAGAACCTGGCCAATTTTTGATAGTTTCATCTACACAGTACTGTAGAAGACGTATGTCTTCTATTTTTAAATTAACTTGATAATCATAATCCTGCTCATCTTCCATTAGTTAAATCCTGCTTGGAATCGATGCCACTCTATTGCATTTTTAATTTGATATGTTCTATTAGAAATTGTTTTGATAATTTCTTCCAAAAACTTTAACATAACATCATAGTATCTAAGTTTCATATCTAATTTATTTAACCTCTCATCGGCATCTAGGTGCCTCTGTAACGCCTCTTTATCCCTTACTTTGTATGGAAATGGTTCTTCTTCATAAACCTTTTGTGGCGCTTTTCCAGTGTAGTAGTTGTATCTCTCTAATCTAGTTCTATTGTAAGATTCTCTAGATTTCTCTCTCAACAAAGTAACTGTGTTGTATAATGTATAATACTTTGAATGAAGTTGTGGAATTTTTAAAGATTCATCATGTAAATTATCAGGATCAATTACAGAATCTTTTTTCCACATATCTTGAATATCTTCCAAATTCATAATATAGAGATAGGTAGAGATTATAATTCTACTATATCATAGATTGTGTATTTAAAAACAACCTCAGCAGTAAAATAATTGACATCATTATCAGAAGCTTCAAACTCTAATGATGTGAGAGAAACTGGAAATAAATCATTAAAAACAATTCTACAAACACTATTATAGTTACTATTTAAGATATTTAATGTTCCATCACTAAATTGTTTTAGTGGATCTTCAACGGCATCATCACCAGTGACTAAATTTTTAAAATCATCATGTGTATCAGAAAATCCTAATGCAGTAATCCACCTATGAATTAAGATATAATTTTCTAAATTTTCATCAACTAAAAATCTAAGTGAAAAATCACCATATTGTACTTGATCTCCAGGAACTTCTATCGCTTTAAATCTAGTTTGCTGTACAGTGGTCCCCAAAGAAATGTCAGGTATTCTTAAGGCATTTGAAAAAAATGAAACTTTTTTATACTTTTCCAAAATAAATTGGAAACCTATGGGTGATAAAAAATTCCTATTTTGTATTTGACCATCAAAAACACTTGCCATTGTTTTTATTTGTATTTATTCAAAACTGGTTGACTTTTGGGATATATTCCATGTTTATTCAATCCAAAAGAAAAAAAAGGGAGACCCGAAGGTCTCCCGTAGAAGTATGTGAACCAAATAGATCACATAAGGTTCTCAACACGTACTCTTCTGTAGTAACGGTTGGAGTTAACGTTCATGCGTCCGAGACCTGCAGTGGTTCCTTCAGCGAATGGGTTAGCAACAAGACCGTAGCGGGTCTTAAAGCCGATCTTAGGCTGGAAGGTGTTCTCTCCAACGGCACGAACCATCTGGAGGGGAACATATGGGCAATAGAACAGACCAGCGTCATAAGGTGAAGAACCCTTATAACCTGCAACGTAGTATTGTCCACCACTAGCATTGGGGTTAGAACCACCAGAATAAGGATCGATATATACGCGATACTTACCAGCAAGTACACCAGCGAAGGTGTTACCAGTATCATCAACCTGGAGGTTAGCGTTAAGAGCAGGGGTGTAATCGAGTACACCAGCCATGGTCAGAGCGGAAGCAACGTCTGCAGAGCAGAGGATCATGTTGCCTTTTCCACGACGAGTTTCGGTTGCGATTGCGTTAGCATCACGCTCGATTTGGAAGATAAGTCCCTTGAACTTCTCAACACTCCAGCGACCGTTGGAGTCAACGTCGAGGTCGAAACGACCAGGGTTAGCAACATTGTGCTGAGCACCAGACTTAGCAGTCTTATAGATGGTGCGGATAACTTCGCGGTTGATCTCAGCAAGGATCTCAGTGGAGAGAATGTTTGCGAGTTCTGCTTCTGCATTCAGACCGTGGATCGCTCTCAGATCTTGGGCAAGCTCAAGGCTGTATTCTGCTTTCAGAGCACGGCTCTTAGCAGTAACAGCAACTTTCTCGATTGAGAAAGCCATCTGGTTGAAGTGATCTCCATCCTCAGAACCGAGTGCTTCAGCATCTTCGGTATTCATACCGCGTCCAACGGTATAAGCAGCCTGAGTGGAGTTGGAGTCTGGGCTCAGAAGACCAGGGTTAGATCCACCTTGTGCAGCAGTGGTACCAAATCCAACAGCACCACCAGAACTTGAACCTTCATTACCAGTATAACCAGCACTAGTGAGGTCACGTCCATCGTCTTGTGCGGAATATGCGGTATCTGGCTCGTTGAAGAATGCTTCGTCGGCAGATCCAGGTGCGCCATACTTAGAGCGCATTGCGAAGATCAGTCCAGTAGGACCATTCATTGGTTGAACGCCAGCGAGGTCATATGCGACCAGGTTAGGCATTGAACGTCTGATCAAAGAGATCAGAACGGGATCGAAACCAGCAACAGGAGCGGAAGCATCAGCAGAGAAACCTGCGGTTCCTCCCGATGAACCAGTGCTCATGTTTGGTGTTTCGTACAGGAACTCACGCTCCTCACGAAGTGATTTTTCTTGGTTCTCTAACAGGATTGCGGTAACAGCTCTGCGATGGGAATCTTTGATCGAATCCATGCCCTCGTAGTCGAGGACTGGTGCCCACTTCTCCTGCAGAGCTTCAGCATTGAAACTTTGCATTTGATTTTAACCTCTTTTTAGATTTGTTAGTTTGAATCTTTATAATTTAGAACTCACTTTTTAGCAGATCTTGAGAGTGTCTCAAGGTACGCTTCCATTACACCACCAACGGATGGTTGTGCTTCTTGGATTTCGGTACTTTCTGAGAGATTCTCAGAATCGTCCTTTTGAGTGCTAGCAGTTCTTGTAGGGAAATATGATTCTTTTAAAGTTGCCAGCTTCTCACGATATTTTTCTTCACTTTCAAACTCAACATTTTCTGCAAGAGAAGCGAGCTTGTCTTTCTGAGAAAGTGCGAGACCCTCAGTGACTTCTGCAAAAATTACATCTGCAACTGACTCTGCTAATCTTTGATTTAGAGCAATATTTGACTTAATCTGCTCGTTGAGTTTATCTTCCATTTCATCAAGTTTTTCTACCATGCTATTGAGTACATCATACTTATCTTCAGGGATTGTTACATAATGTTCTTCAAAAAGACCCTTCATTCCAGTAAGGAATGATTCGGTCATTTCAGTCTTGAGACCGTGCTCAACAGCAAGTTGATTTTCGTTCATCCACTCTTGAGCAACATACTCAAGATAGGAATCTACACGTTCTACAAGTTCAGTTTTAACAGCTAAAACTTCTTCTACCAATGCTTCTTCATAAGAAGCTTTTAATTCTTCCTTAATTTCGGAAACCTTAGATTTGATAGCAGCTTCAAAAATGGTACGTGCTTTCTCTTGGAATTCTTCGGAAAGTTCCTCTCCTTCTAAGAGAGCAGTAACATCCTCCTCAACATCAATGTTGAGTTCTTCTGTTTCTTCTGCTTCGGCAACCACTTCTTCTTCAGTAGTTTCTTCTTCAGCAACTACTTCTTCTTCGGTGGTTTCTTCTTCAGAAACTACTTCCTCTTCAGCAACGATTTCTTGGTCTTCTTCGACTTCGATTTCTTCTTCTTCCTTAGCCATTTTAGGCATTGAATCTGCTGCTTTTGCGCCCTTATTGACAACATTTTTTACTTGTGCCAACGTTGCGGAAGGATCCTTTAACTTTGCGGAATCATCGTCTGCACGATAATTTTCTGGAGTAGGACCGCCTAGATCTTCCACAGAACCTAATTGAGTTCCTGGATCTGCCATTTTAGGCATTGGATCTGCAGGCTTAGCCCCTTTGGTTACTACGTTTTCCATTTCTTGTAAATTGCTACCAACGGACATTTGATTAAGATATAATTGTATTAATCTATATTTATTTATAAATTAAGATATTTAATGTATTCAGAGGTTATTTAAAAAGTCTTGGAACAAGTTTAACTTATGTTCATCAAGTCTTCTCTGATCGACGAGAGTATTAATTCTCTTTTGTGTTTTTTCGGCAAGTTGTTCGCGAAGAATTCCACCTTCCCAAACCCACTCTTTACCTTCCATGATTCCAGATACAAATGCATCGGGAGCAGAAGGATCAGCGACGATATCAGCAGCAGTTGCTAACATGAAATCTTCACCTACAATTTTGTGACCTTCACTTGTTGTTTTTAATGATCCAACACCACGTGAAGAAACACCAAGCATTACACCTTCACCTAACAGTGAGGATGCAATTTTACCCATAGGAGTATTTAAAATTTGTGCTTTTCCTTTAAAATTATTCCCCTCTCTAACAAGAGAAGTAATTTTATGAGAGACGCGATCAAGATTTACAGTTGGTCCATCTGGATGTCCAAGTTCTCCAAGAGCACGACCTTTCACAACAAAATTTTCATTATAACGATCTACTTCACGAGAAAGGGTTGAAATAGGATACATTCTCCCATTTCTATTTTTAATTTCACCTTGTAAAAATACACCTTCGATGTATAATTTTTTATCAGCACCCTTACCTTCGGTAACGATCTGTACGTTTGAAATTTCTTCTGTGATAAGTTTCATTTTTCTTAATTTGTAAATGCTACTTGAGAACCAAATACTGTACCAGCACTAACTGCTCCACCTGCTGCAAGTTCAGGTGTAAGATTTGCTCCAATGTCTTTTTCAACAGAAAGTCTTTCTCCCCCTGCCATATGAATTTCATAAGATGAAGTTCCTGCAATAATCACTTTTATCGCAGCAGTATTTGTGTTGATAATTGATACTAATCTTGCAGAATCTAAATCATCAGCCTCTGTAGCGACACTAAGATCTTTACCAAGACTTATTGGTTTTACAGTCATTCTCCAGTCTCCTCTTCTGGTGAAACATCAAACATTGAAGAAGCAACAGATGGACGGAGATCGTTTATTTTATTCTCAGCCTTAGCAAATAATGCATTTTTTAATGAATCGGAAATCTCCGAAGCAGACGCATCAGATGCTATCAAATCTACAATATTTTCCATGAATTTATTATGTTTTTATTTAATTATTTATATTTCTGCTTTTTTGGTATCTTTTTGGAAGTTTGCATCAACATCTTGAGATTGTGCTTCCAAATCTGGTTCCATTTGCATATCTCCCATCATTCCCATTTCTTCACCACCATCTGGGAGTGGTTCACCAGTGATTGGATCAATAGAATTTGGATCTGGAATTATTCCGTCTTTAATTTCCTTTTCAATTTGAGTATCAATTTCTTTAATTTCTTCATCAGTTTGGCGAAGAATTTTTCTTCTGACATAATCAACAGAATAATATTTACCAATATAAGGTTCAATAGTTGCTAATGTACCAAGACGTTCATTCATTAGTTCAGATTCTTTTAATTCTGCAAACTGATTATCATACAGAAAATCATATTGAATATGATCTGAAATTTTATCCCAATCTTCTAATGATACAATATTTTTGAGAATCAATTGTGTCTTCAACATGTCCGTAAACATATTTGCAAAACGTTTACGCAATCTTCCAACAAATTTTGTGAACTTCAATTCATCTCTAAGAATTTCTGATGAACGCCCTAAATTAAATCCACCATCAGCAGCAATTCTGGATTCTGGAACTCCAAGAGAACGATAAAGTTTTTTCTGGAAATATTCAATATCCGAAAGTTCACCTAGATTTTGACCACCAGGAAGAGTTGTAATTTCGGTTCCTCTACCACCTTCGCGGCGAGGAAGCCAAAAATCTTCCAACATACTCATAAATTTGCGGTCATCTCTAACCTCACCATTTTTGGAATCGTATACTAATTTATTTCTATATCTACTCATTACATCACGTAGATATTGTTCTGCCTTTACCTTGGGGAGATTGCCAACGTCAATGTAGAAAATTCTACGCTCAGGTGCGCGTGATAGTCTATAGATAACAAGAGAGTCTTCAATCATGCGGAGTTGATTGAGTGACTTGATTGCTTTATGCAAATATGAAAGTATAGTTCCTTTATTTCTATCTACTAATCCAGAAGTACAGTAAGTAATACTGTCTTTTGCAATTCTAACCCCTTTATTTGTCGTAGATCCAGGTGACATTGTTCCAGGATATGTTGCCTGGGGAGTATATACATAATACTCTTCTATCTCTGGATTTATATCAAATTTTTCGTTAGTTTTATTAATTGGTTGTAATCGATTTTTATCCTTATCTTGTTTTTTCTGCTTTCTAATATGACGCATTTTCATGGGATCAATATATCTTATCTCTTGAATCCCATCAGATGCATTTTTTGGATCAATAATTTTTAAATAATAAATTCTACCATCAACATACCAATTTCTGAATATCTCATGACATTTTTTGTCAAAATCCATCAATTCTTTGATGTATCTAAATTCTTCTCTAATTTTTTCTTTTATTTTATCGCTAGCGTTTAAATTTGAAAGCTCAATTTCTACGGGAGAATCGTATAAATCACTTACAATTGCTTCATTTACTACATCTTCAATAGCACCATCACATTCTGGATGGAGTGCCATTTCCCTATATCTTTTTATTAGATCACTTTCTGTTCTATAAACACCTTCAATATCTAGGTATTGTCCATAAAACCCACTACTTACAAAATTATCAACCCCGTCCTCATTAGACTTGGGGACGGGGGAAATAATTTTGGATTTATCCTTCTGATCCTCAATAGAAAAACCAAATAGTCTTGGCATAGTATAAAATTAGAATGAACTCGTTAGTAGTTATTTATTCAACTAACTAACTTGTGGATCAGCTGATTTCTGGTTTAGTGCTATCAGAAGTATCTGCTATAGCTTCCCAATATTGAACTTGGAATTCAACAGTATATTCTTCAATAGTATCTGTTGAATCCATAGAAAGGTCAATTTGACCAACATTGGTTGGGAAAATACCTTCAAACTTGTATTCTCTCATTGAAGCACCAGCTCTGTCCAACTGCTTAACAGTTGCAGACTTTTGATACGTATTTGGATCAACTTCTCCAGTAGCATCACTGATTCTACTGATTCCATTCATCCATTGCTCAAATGCAGTTCTGATTTTGAAGTCAACATCATTTAAAACTGTGATAGTCCAAGTATCAAATGTTCTTTCTCCAGCAACTTTAAGTGTTCTTCCTCTAAAAGGAATTTCAACAGGAGTGATATTTGAAGCTGGAAGTTGTGCAGCTTTAACCATGAATGTTAAGAGACTCTCATTTCCAGTGCTAGTTGTAGGAGCAGTGATTGCTTGAGTCTCATCTCCAACTGCTAATGAATCTGGGAACGTAACACTAACCTCAAATAGATTAGGTCTTGCACCACCACCAATAAGTGCTGCCTTAAAATTGTCTAACGTCTTTAATGCCATTAATCTTTCCTCGTTTTAATTATTTTGAATAGGTTAATAAAGTGAAATCAAACATTACCAACAACTTCATTAAACTCAATGCCACTTCTTGTTGCAACGAATGTTAATCCAATAAAGTTAATAGAACGAGATGGTTTAATGTAGATGTCTGCAACAAATTCGTTGTTATCGATAATTGCGGCAGTGTTGTTCGTTCTGTCACAAACAACTCTATAATCCTGAATACCTCTTTGTGCCTGAATGTTTCTGAGGAAAGGATCAACAATGTTTACGAAGTTAGATCTTGTTATGTCATCATTGAATTCAAATAACTGATCATCAGCAGCTGCTCTAATTGCATCTTCAACATAGATGAACAATCTACGAACATTAATACGATCAAATGCAGATGCTTTAGCAAGTCCTGTTTTATCACCAAACAGAATAATTCCAGATCCTGGTGAGAAAATTACAGGGTTAATTCTTGCAGAATAAAGGCGATCTCTTTCAGTCTTAGATGGATTATATGCAAGTTTAACTGCATTTAATACTGCACCTCTAGAAGTTCCTGCAGGAGAGACCCATGAAGCATTTGTTACATCATTTCTTGCACAAATTCCCGCAATATCACCATTTAAAGGTACATATCTAAAGGTCTTTGCAAATCTATCATACATGTACTTATATCCACTATCAAAAATGGCATAAGACGATGATGGAACTGAAGAGTAGAAAGAAACTACATTATCAGTCATTGAAGTTGAACTTAAAGGAGTATATTCCTTACTACCAGAGTTTTTCAGAATAGAACCCTTATTTGGACTAATAAATGCAACAGCATCCTGTCTTTGTTCAGCAACTGAAATTAACTTTGAAGCAAGTGCTTGTCCTTCTTCTTTTGTATGTGCTGCAGAACCCATGAGTAAGAAATCTACATCATAGAGTTCAGTATTGGTTAATAGATCATAACCAGCAACTAAACCAGATAATTCCGCTTTAAGTGCACCAGTGGTTCCTAAATCATATTTACCGTCATAGTTTAAACCATCACCTAATTTGAATGTTGTGTTTCCAAGCATTCTGTAGGCTTTTCCATCAACTACAGGTGCATTCCAAGCAGTTCCTGTATCAACAGCGTTATTTGCGGCAAGTCCAATATCAGTAGTAGATGTTAAACCAACCCATCCTGCGGATGCACCACCACTCATTGCTGCTACACCACGTGGTTCTGCACCAGTGAAGATATATTCAGAATTTTCTGAAATATACTTATTCCAGTAAGAAGAACTACCTGCAGCGTAAATGGCATCGGATGCCTTGGAAAGAGAAACGTGCTTCTCTAAAATAGTATTTCTGTTTCCAGTAATTGATCCAGTTCCGTCGATTACTACAACGTGAACTTCATCAAATCTTGCTCCACGATCAGCAGCAAATCTAGATGTTCCTGGTCTAGGTGCTAATGTATTCCAAGAAATTGTGGTATTTCCTAAAGTAACCTTTTGTGCATCAAACCAATCACTTTGTGCTGTGAATGATGGTGATGCTGCTACTACATTCGAGTTGTTGAATACAGTAACATCTCCCGAATCTTTGAATCTATATACACCACGTGGTTCATAATCGGTAACTACAGCAGTTCCACCTGCAGCAGTGTAATCCAATACTTTAACATCTAATGTGCTGGAACCAACTCCAGTAACAACACCCCTCAATACACCATCAAGTTCAGATGTAGTTCCAGAACCAACTGCAACAACGCCACTAAGGCTCATTGTTATACCAAAACCAACTTCTACACTAGCTGTAGCAATACCACTAAGGATTTGATCAGCACGTCCATCAATGATGGCAACATTCAAACCATTTGCCCATGATCCTGGGTTTCTGGCAGATGCAATTTGTGACATTGCAGTTTCATTATATCCTTTATTGATATAATCTTGCTCACTATTAATTTTTGCGGATGTTCCAACTCCAACTGTTGCGTTTGATAAGCTGGTACCATCTGATCTAATGACCATCAATCTTCCACCATATGCCATATATGATGATCCTGTAAACCATGACTCGTAGTGACCATCTACCTGTCTTGGTTGACCGTAATTAGACAGCAACTCCTGCTCATTATCAATAACAAAACCTTCTTCAACTGGACCTTTTTCAAAAGGTGAAACAATGGCTGCTACGGCATCTGAAGTTGGATCTACTCTACCAATGGTTACATCAACTTCCTTTAAAACAACTCCAGGAGATGCTAAATTTAACGGCATCTTCTTGACTCCTATCAGAAATATTCTAAAATTATTTATTAAAATGGGTAGTTCTGATGGGGAAACACTACGCGAACACTATCACCAGTCTGGATAGTCTTGCATCATATATTTTTCATATTTTTTATCATACAGTTCTTTTGCTTTTTTGTTCCTAGCTCTATTTTTTCTTATTCTTTGAATTGTACATTCTTTACATTCATATGAATACGAAGATGGTAAAGATTTTCTATCCTTATAAGATAAGTAAAAATCATCCAATAGATTTTTTCTTTTACCACAAACTCTACAAGTTCTTTCATGAAACAATAAGTGTTCCAAATTAATTTGATCTACAAAATTATCTTCGTCAAGATTCATTAGTAATAATCCCACATATAACTTCTATCGCCATATTCATCAGCATACCAAGTATCACCATCTTTATCTGTAAATGTAGTCATATCATTAATACCATCCTGTATAAATCCAAACGGTGCCATATCAGCTTCTATTTGCTCTTCTTGCTCTTCATATATTCTTTTACGAATATCATCATCAGTCATTTCTTTAAAATATGGTTGAGCAACTAACCATGCAAAAATAACCAAACACATCATTAAATCATCATTACATCCTTCTTCAGCCATAAAAGTATTACTTTTATGAATAAACGTAGTCATCTCACTGATGATATCATAATCACATGTCATCAATTTATCATCTTCAATTAAAGTTCTTAAATTTGAACATCCCAATTTTTTTACAGCTGCAGTCATTCTAATTCCTAGATATGACTTTTTACCACTAAATCCAGTACCCACTATTTGACCAGATCTACCTCTTTGGGAACACATTAGAATATTTTCATATTCTAAGTCGTAGTGTAAAATATTTGCTATTTGATCTCCAATATCATTAATTTCTACCAATATCCAAGAATTGTTATATGCCTTTGCTACAGGTTCTATAACACTTGGAAATAACATTGGTTTTATTTCATTATTTCTATACTTTGCAACAATATTGTACGGAAAAGATGTAATATCAAAAACTACAAAAGCAGAGTAATCTCCACCAACTCCACGTGCAACATCAACAGTGATCATATATGAGTGGTCTTCTTTAGGGTGAGAATAAATATCCAATCCCTTATTTCTTTGAATCGGATCCTCATATACTAAATTTCTAAGTTTTGCTGGATTGATGAGAGTATCAACAGATCCTAAAAACTCACACTCAAACTCAACTTTGAATTGTTGCTCTGAAGTATTTGCTATTGTTTGTTCTTTCCACTCAGCATCTCTCCCAGGAACTTCACTCCAATGAACATCTGTAGGTACATACTCATTTTTACCGCGCTGTGAATCATGCCACATTCTGTAAAAATGATTCATACCCCTAGGGGTAGAAACAATAATTACCTTTGTGCTCTGTCCAGAAGAAATAGTAGGATAAACAGAGGCAAAGAAGTCATCAGCAATGTGATTCGGGATGAACGCGAACTCGTCAAGAAAGATGACATTATAGGATCCGCCT